AGATGTCGTAGAGAATATTCTTGGTCTAAATCCTTTTTTATCTGGTAGTTCTGGTAGTTCTGTTATAACAGTTATAGAACCATCACATAGTAGATCAACAAGTGACACTGTTAGGTTTAGAGATGCAGAAGGTTTTGATGGCTTTACTGCAACTGTTTTGAATAATTCTTCTGGTTATGCTATAACAAAAGTAGATGATAACACCTATACGTTTACTGCAAGTAGCGGTACTGCAACCACTGGTGGATTGAGAGGTGGTGGTGGTAGAGTTACCGCTGGCCCAGTTACATTGGGGACATAAATGAGTTTTACATTAGCAACATTAAAGACAGCCATACAAGATTATACAGACAATAATGAAACAGTTTTTGTATCTCAACTTAATAATTTTATTAAAGCTGCAGAAGAAAAAATATTTAAAAGTATTGACTTAGATATATTCAGAAAGAATGTAACAAGTGCTGTTACAACATCTGATCCTTATTTAAGTATTCCTGCTGATTTTTTAAGTTCATTTTCTTTACAAATAACTTCTGCTGGATCTGAAAGTTTTCTTTTGCAGAAGGACGTAAACTTTTTAAGAGAGTATTCTCCTAGTGCATCTACAACAGGATTACCTAAATACTATGCTAAATTTGATGTAGATAATTTTATTTTAGCACCGACTCCAGATGCAAACTACACTGTGGAATTACACTATTACTATAGACCTGCTAGTTTGACCGCAGGAGCAGACGGTGGTACAACTTGGGTTAGTACAAACGCACCTTTTGCATTGCTGTATGGTTCTCTTATAGAGGCATATACCTTTATGAAAGGTGAGCCAGACGTAATACAAAATTATGATAAATTGTATATGCAGTACCTAGAAAGATTAAAAGACTTTGGAGAAGCAAGAGAAAACACAGATGGCTATAGATCAGGTCTACCATCAAGACCAAGAACATAGGAGTTAAATATGGCAACAGCAAATGCATCAACCAATTACTTAGAGAGAAGATTATTACATTATATCTTTAAAAATGATTCTCTAAGTTTTTCATCCCCTGGGGATAGTATTTATGTAGGACTGGCAACAGCTGTATCTGCCGCTGAAACTGGTTCATTAACAGAAGCAACATTTACAAACTATGCAAGACAACAAGTAACAGCTGCAAACTGGACTACAATAGGATCTGATTCCACAGACACTCAAACAGCAACAAACTCTGGTAACATTGAATATCCAGCTTCTGGTGGAACTAACAATACAATAACACATGTGTTTATTGCAGACGCATCTAGTAGTGGTAACATATTATTTGTTGGTGCATTAGATGCAAGTAAGGTAATAGCCTCTGGTGATATATTTAGAATTAATGCAGGGAATCTGACAATAGAGTTGAAGTAATGGCACTAGTAATATCAGATAGAGTAAAAGAAACAACCAACACCAGTGGAACGGGCACCTATACTCTAGGTGGGGCCGTTACTGGTTTTGAGACTTTTACTGTCAATCTAAGTGATGGAGATACAACATATTATGCTTGTACCGACAACACAGATTTTGAGGTTGGTCTTGGTACTTTTACTGCTTCTGGTACAACTTTAGCAAGAACAACAATATTAGCTAGTTCTAATTCTGGCAGTGCCGTGAACTGGGGTGCGGGAACTAGAACTGTATTTTGTACATTACCAGCTGCAAAGACAGTGTTTTTAGATGGAAGTAATGTAGCTAATATTAGTAATTTAAAACTAGCTAGTGGTGCAACAGTTACAGCTATTCTTGATGAAGATGGATTATCTTCTGACAGTGCTACATCTTTAGCAACACAGCAATCTATTAAGGCTTATGTAGATGCACAAATAACTGCTCAAGACTTAGACTTTCAAGGTGATAGTGGTGGTGCACTAAGTATAGATCTCGACAGTGAAACTTTAGATATTGCAGGTGGAACAGGTATTGATACAAGTGGATCTTCTAATACACTTACTGTAGCTATTGACAGCACTGTAGCAACTTTATCTGGCACACAAACTTTAACAAACAAAACCATTGATGCAAGCCAGCTTTCTGGAACTGTAGCTAATGCAAGACTAGATGCTCAACTGCAAGACGTAGCAGGACTAGCTGTAACTAATGGTAATTTTATTGTAGGTGATGGTTCTAATTTTGTTGCAGAGTCTGGTTCTACTGCAAGAACATCACTAGGTCTTGGCACGGCTGCTGTAACGGATACTGGTATTTCTAATGGTAATACTTTGGTAGCAGATTCTACTGTAGCAGATGATGATTTTTTAAGAATAAATGGCACAAGTGTAGAGGGTCGCAGTGCTAGTGAGGTATTGAATGATATAGGTGCAACAACATTAACAGAAGCATCTAATGAAGCAACTGCTCTTGCGATTGCTCTCGGATAGGAGATAAAGAATGGCAAACACATTTAAATTAGTAAACAATGCGGTGATGTCTACTCAAGCAGGTACGACAGATGCTTTGTATACAGTTCCTAGTTCGACAACCACTATAATATTAGGATTGACTCTTTGTAATGTTCACACGGCTCAAGTATCAGCTACTGTTGAAATTGTAGATTCAAGTGCAAGTGTTACATCAACTGTGATTAAAGATGCTCCTATTCCAGTTGGAGGTAGTTTAGAGATTATGTCTGGTAATAAAATAGTTGTAGAGACAACAGACGTAGTAAAGGTTTCCTCTTCTATAGCTGACAAGATTAGTGCTACTATGAGTATAATGGAGATAACATAATATGCCATACGTAGGAAAATCACCTGCCGATATAATTGCAACTGCTGTTGACACAACTACAGGTACGTTTAGCGGTGACCTAACAGTAGACACAAGCACACTTGTTGTAGACTCAGCTAACAATAGGGTTGGTGTTGGTACTGTAAGTCCAAACGCTAATACAAAACTTGACGTAAATGGTGCTGCTCGTATTGGTAATAGTACAGATGGTATTATGATTGAAAATAATACTGGTTCTTTTGATATTGATAATGCTTCATATATAAGACGTGATTCATCTTCAGGTGCTTTGGAAATTACCTCTGGTTCTACTACAGCTAGAAACATGATTTTTAATACTAAAACAAATGGTGCTGAAAGTGCAAGAATAGACAGCAGTGGCAACTTATTGGTGGGGACTACTGCTGAATCTACTTGGACTTCTACAGCAGGTCATGTAATTCGCCCTAATAGTTCAATTACATCTACACGAGACGGCGGTCAGCCTTTAATCGTAAATCGCTTAACATCAGATGGTATTATTATTGATGTAAGAAAAGACGGCTCTGGAGTAGGAAGTATTGGTGCAGAGGGAGGTCAGATTTACATTGTAAATGGAGATACTGGATTAAAATTTGCACCCAGTGTTGATGGGATTATTCCTGTCAATGCAGGTGGTGCAAACAGAGATAACGCAATAGATTTAGGGGTTGGCTCAGTACGCTTCAAAGACCTCTACCTATCTAATGCAGCTTATACAACTTATGTAAAGGGTGGCTCAGGACATACTGGTCAAATGCACTTTACTGGTTCTCACGATATACGTTTTGTTAATAATGGTAATGAACGTATGCGTATAGATGCTGGGGGTTCTGTTTTAATAGGAAAAAGTACACCTACAGATTTGCATAATACATGGAATCATTTAATCATTGGCGAAAAAGGTGCAATAATAAGTGAAAATGGTGGTGGTGGCATTGATGGTATTTCAATATCTGACAATGCTTATATTGACTCTGATACTGGTGCTTATGCGTATCAAACTACAGACGAAGCATCCATAATAAGTCAAACTGGTGGTAATATAATTTTTTCAAATGCTGCTTCTGGTTCAGCAGGTGCAGCACTTTCTTTTTCAGAACGTATGCGTATAACATCAGCAGGTAATGTTGGTATTGGCACTAGCAGTCCAGACACTAACTTGGATGTAGAGGGTGCAGGAGACTGTACAATAAGCATTACAGCAGGTAGCACAAGTCACGACAGTAAGATAGACTTTGTTCACGGCTCTCT